CTTCTCTAGTTTAGAAATGTTGCTAAAATTTACATCTGCATCAATTGCCATTAATTGATAATTTTCTTCTTTGATGTCGTGTAAGTCAGAATAATATTCAACATCGTATCCTAACTGTTCCCAGGCTGATTTATATCCGGCGTATATCCATTTCCCCGCATGGTTTTTGTGTTCTTTAATATATATTTTCATAGTTTCATTATCTTGTTTATTGCACTGGTCAAGCGCACCATAGATTCGTGGTCTTTCAGAAATCTTTTATGCCCGTTATTAGCAACTTCTTCTATTATCTTTGGGTTTTTAAGCAAAAAATCAGCTTTTTTAAACATCTCGTATGATGATTTAAAGGTTATAACTTCCTTATCGATTATAAAATGCTCTTCTAACCCGGGAGCGTATTCCGTAAACAATAAAGCATTCGCTGCGGGCACTTCAACCATTCTCCCTTTCATTTGCAGCACTGGTGGATTCGCATTATAGTTTTTGCTGAAATTTATGCCTATCTTTGACTCTGCAATCGATTGAATCATCTCTTTGGGCGTTAAACCGTGATGGTGTTTTACGTCTATCCCGTTTTCTATTAAATAATTAATAAAATATCTTCTATCTAAATTTAGCTGCCCACAAAAACTAATGTCGTTCTTTTTGACAGCTTTCTTGGGATAAAAATCAATGTTGGTATACCAAAAGCCTAATATAATATTGTTATATCCAACTTCTTTAAACTTTTCAATATACTCTATTTCCGGCGTTGAACACACATGAAAATGATTACAAACCTGACTAGAAAAGTTTTCGAACCTCCAAGTATCGTCACAAAACCAATTGAACGTTTTGCAATTGCCTTTTTGTGTTTCTTGGATTATCTCTTCCCAAGGCTCATTTGGCGTCAAAGACGCATCGCCCGTCATGCAACAAAAGATCAAATCTGGCTTAAATGTATCTACTGTTTTTGAAAACTCGGCGCGTTCACCCCTCACGGTATCGTAAAGACGAACATTGTGGCCCATCTTTTCTAGTGGTAAAAAAAGGTTCCAATAGCCGCCATCAAGCCACTCTGCTTTGCCGTTAGACAATGTTTTATTTATAACTAATAAGATTTTCATTTTAAAAAATATTTAAAATCGTATTCGTGATCGTCGTTCGTTTCTCTCTCATGTGGTCAACTAAATCCTTCCCCTTCATAGAGAACCACTCTTCTCCGGTGGCGCCAATTATTTTATTTGTAATCGTGCTCATACCCATCATCCTGGCCTCGACAACAATTCTAGACAGAGTTTCCGGGGTTTTTGGAAAAAAGACCAGCTTATTGTTATTGCTTAGCTTATCTAAAAATGTTAGGTAATCATTTTTTCCTATCAATTCATATTCTAAATTTTTGTGTTTACAATATAACACCGCCTCCCTGGTGTTTTTATGAGATATTTGAGAATCCATTATAGAGCAGACGTCCTTTTTTTCTTTGTTGGAATACTGTTCTATTGCATCCAAAGATTCTTTAGACCACAAATTGCCCCCTAAATTCACTATATTGCTTAAATTTAAATTCTTTCTAACGATGTTGGAGTGGAAGGCGGACTGGCACAACACTGCTTGGGCGCGCCGACAAAAATCATAATTAACAATCGCTTCCTTTGGGGCAACAAAATCTTCAAACAACGCTGGATTCCTATTCACTAAATATTTGTGGTCATGCTCATAAATGACATAACTTAAATTATTCGTTATATAATCTTTGGCGTCTGATCTTAAATTAATATAATTTGCGATTACGAAATTAGCATCTCTGTACTCATACAAAAAATTTAACGTCACATTGTGAGAGTTGATTTTTTTTACTGGGAGGCGCTGTGCGGCTATCTGTATGAACTCTTCATTGTTTAGTTCTCCGCCGCCGAGGATTTCGTTAACAAAAAAATCAGCTACAAAAACAATCATTCATTGACCTGAACGTCCAGATTATCTAGCCACCCATCTACATCAAAATTTTCTTTTATTTCTAAAGAGTTATACATTTTTTTATACTGGTCTTCTTGTGAAAAATTCTTACATACCCATTTTTTCAACTCATTGGCTTGTTTTTTAAATCTTCCATAATCCTTATATACTTCTCTTAGTCTCATTTTGTAAGAGCCTTGCTGTGCATAACACCACATAGCGCCCTTTTCCAGCACCCCATCCCAAACAACTTCATCTGCTATTGGTTGTATGTCATATTCCACGCATGCGAAATATGGCTTTATTTTTTCATTACCAGTCTTCTTGTCTTTCTTTGGCGCGCAGAGAAAGTCTAAGTGGCCACTCCATTCTGGTGCTATTACAGGGATCCCAGAATATGCTGCTTCAAACAACGGGAGACCAAACCCTTCGCCATGGGCCAGAGAAACAAGTGCTTTTATTTTTGGATGTTTGTAAATAGAATGAATCTCTTGGTCCGTCATATCGCCATGGAAAAAATAAACTTTACATTTTCTATTTTCATATTTTTTCAACAAGCTTGTTAGGCGATCCTCTATTCTATGCCGATCCATAACAGAATTACCTTCAGCAAACGTTTTTACAACGAGGCCGACTTCAGGATTATCAATGAACTCTTCAACAAACCAAGTGATTGTATTTTCTAAATTCTTGCGGCCGGCCCATTGCGCCACGGCTAAAAAATTAAAATCCGTTTTTAATTTCAAGTTGATTTTTGATTCTTCATATTTTTTAACAGGGTAGTGTACAACCTCTACAGGCGTTGTACATTTCAGTGGAAACTTTTGTCCAGTCTCTTTGTGCACCGCATCATATACTGTGTTTTGGAATCCGCTCTTCGAATGATTGGAGATGGTAATTACTTTGTCCATTAAATTGCATTTTTCTAGCCACACCGGGGCGACTATGTTGGTTTCTATCCCCGCAGTCACACCAATGTTTATTGGCGCAAATCGCTCCCATTCGTTTGGAATCGTAACCTGAATGCTGGCATCATACTGTGGGTTGCCTTCTTGGTGGTAGTGGGCCGTCTTATTAATCAAGGAGTCCAGCCAGCGGCGCTCTTCGTCATCATTATATATCCACCCGCATTTTCCCCAATTAACTGGGAGTAGATAAATGTCTATTTCGTCCTCGTGTTGTCGCAAAGCCCTCAAAACAAATCGCGAATGTTCACCATACCCTGATCTGGTAAGTACCGGTGCTCGTACTAATACTTTCTTTTTCATACAATCTCCTTTAAAACCCAACGATTATCATACGGTTTCCGCGTATCCCATGATCCACTTTCGTCGTGAACTGCTGTGAATAACTCATCCCACCTTTTAACAAAATTATCAAAATTATAATTTGTCATTACGTGATTTCTGCCCTTTCTTCCTAGTTCGCTCCTTTCCTCTTCCGACATATTATATATTTTTAATAGCGCATCAACAACAGATTCTTCAGAAAGTCTATCCTCGTAAATCCATGGTATTTCCTGGGATCCTATGATACCTTTCGATGTTGGTTTTAAGCCGATGCCGAAGAATTCTTCTCCGTCAGTTACTTGTTCCTGTAGGCCACCGGTCATGTTAACAATAATCGGAGTTTCGCACGCAAGAGATTCCAACGTTGCCAAACCAAACCCTTCGGCATCTGAAATATTGACTGTACAATCTGCCATATTATATAACATGGACAAGATCTCGGGTTCGACCTTCTGCTGTGAAAAAAGCACTTCTCCATTCGTTAACCCAAGGTGATTAATAATTTTTTCTAAATCCTGGCCATGTGCATCTTTAATATCTGTGTGCATTATTAGGCATGCTTTGTCGTTTCCAACTACATCCAAAAACTTTTTAAACCAAAAAATTAATGAGCCGCTCTGCTTTCGTCTCGCGTTTCTGTTATTCCAAAAAAAGATGAACTTATTTGGATCGTATTTTTCATCGAAGCTATTTTTAGCAAATTCTTGAACGGGCGCCTCATCGTGCTTTTTAAACGATTCTGTATTTACTGCATGTGGTAAATAAATCGATTTTACGGCTGGTGCGACCGTTTTAACAATATCGTCCGTTACTTTAGAAATTGTTACGACCATGTCGTTAGACTCGTAGTATTGTTTGTTATATGTCGGATACGGATAATTATCCCAAACGTGATAATAAATCATAGGAACTAGCGGACGAATTTCATTTTCTATCTCCCACAGCCAGCCCCAAAAACGAGGATCTGTCATAAACCAAAGTATGTCTGGTCTCTCTTGCCGAAGCATAGACCTTACAATTTCTTGGGATCCATACCCATCTACAGGAAAAGTAACCCAGTCATCGCCCCACTCTTCTGTCTTAATTGGGTTGTGTCCGGGGTGGGCCATAGCTCCCCCCAAGCTGACAAACCTATATTTACCGGTTTGTAGCATGCTTTCTATGATATATCTTGTTTGAGTCCCCACGCCGGATGGAGCGAAGGGCATATCACTGATAGTCATGATCTTAATTTTTTCACTCATGTTTATTTGCCTCTTAATTACAATATTGTGTCTTTAAAAACTCGCATGGGCCAAATTTTCCTTGGCATGCCATTCGATTTTTAATGTAATTTTTGTTAGTTAAATTATAAAGGGCTTTATGCAATAATTTAAGTGCATTTTCAGTTTTTTTGTTGCCGCTCGTGACCTTAAACAGTTCCACATTATTTTTTTTGGCTGTTCTCTTAAGAAGCGCAAAGTGAGTTGTAGCCGATGTTGGGTCTATTCCGTGCTTGATACAGAAAAAGTGCTTATACAATGTTAATTGATATGTCGTCATTCTGTCGCTTTTGCGTCTTGTATCCCAACCCCAGGAGCACGTTTTCCAATCAATAATATGGTACTTTCCATCATCTGTTTTAACAACTAAATCAATGTACCCTTTGAAATTGTAATCATCATATTCCTTAATGGGCTCATATAGCTTTTCTTCGACAGAGATTAACTCATAATTTCCAAAATATTCCTTTAAGACAGGTAATATATAGCCGACTAGCATACACCCCTGAGTACGCATGCTTACCACAAGATCTTTTTTTAATTCGTGGCCGTCGGGCAGTTTCTGCAATTCTTTTAAAAATTCTTCCTGAAAATATTCTGGTGCGTTTTTAATATTGTTTTCAACCAATTGCTCACATGTGGAGTGTATGGCTGTACCAAAGGCAGTATGTTCGTTTCCCTCGAAGGCTTTAATGCCATCTAAATAAACAAGCTTGTGCTTCCAAGCACACTCATTCCACAACTTTAATTCTGAAAAAGATATGTGGGGCACTTATGCACCTTTTTCTGTTGTTTTGCTCGTTGTTTTTCTTTTACTACGAGTTGTTGTATTTTCATTCTTCACTATTTTCGAAACTTTGAGGATCCACGTACCTCTAGACTCAGCCTCTTTGCAAAAATTACAAAGCTCCTGTGGGCCATCGACGCTCTCAACTTTATAAGATGGGTGTTTCTTTCGAAACTGACCAATATAGGCTTCCCTATTAATTATTTCTCTTTTTGCAACTGGCGGTCTGGCTTCATACCAGGCGATGGAAGCCTCAATTTTTACAGTGTTCTCATCTATAAACTCAATATTCATAATTTTCCTTTTCCTTTATACTGCTTTCTAATAGATCATTAATTTTATTATACAGCGCTGGGCTTATCTTTTTTAAATACGTCCGGTCTCGCAGGAAATAATTTTCAAATCCGTTTGCGAAATATTCACGAAGAGACGTTGTAGAATACGGAGAATAAAATAAGCCCGTTGTCAAAGTGCTCAATTTGGGGTACCCAACAACATTGTAAACATAGTGATCAAAATATTTATCATATTCTACTTCATCAAACCGAGAAGCAGAGGGCTCTAAGCCTGCTTGATCTAAACGATGGTAAAGGGTTTTTCTTTTTCCTTTAAACTCACTCTCTATAGCAAAATCAGAATAAATTTGATCGCCATATCTTTCTTCAGCCGCATGCGCTACTTCATGAATAATATCGTCCAGCATATCATTTTCATTGTCTTGATGGTTCGTAACATATATGGCATTATCTTTATATTTTGCATTAAAGGGCAAATCGCCGTTTTCAAAATCCTTAAAGGAGCCCACGTAGATTGAATCAATATTTTCGAACAATGAAGTTGGAATCAGACTTTCTATAGTGCTTAATACGTATTCTAAATCAAACCCGAAAGGAAGTTGGTCCTTAATATAAACTAGCTTATTTCCATAAATATATTTTTCTCTGCTGTTCTTTTTTGCCTGCTCGGCACTCTCAGAGATATAATTCATCATTAAAGCTTTCCCTCTTTTCGCATTAATCTCTCGCCCTCGTCCACGTCTGCCAGAGCCTGTTGGTATCCTCGTATAAAATTTTCTTCTGCCAAGACCAAAAGAAATTCAGGAAATTCCTCTGCCATGGTTTTTATTATCATTTCTACATTTACTTCGCCAGCTTCTGGGTTGTATTTATTTCCAACATACCCCACAAGCCACTCTTTAAGTTCGTTTGTTTTTTCTACTGTTTTCAAAAGTTCTGGGTTTTCTTCTGTCATATCCATAACTACCTCCAATTATATATATAATAATTTATTTTGTCAAGCTTTTAAAGTATTTTTGCTGCTAATGTGGCAACTTTAGATCTTTCGCCTTTGACTAGGGTGATGTGTCCTGATATATCATGGCTTTTAAACTTTTCTACTGCATATGCTAGCCCGTTTGAAGTTTCATCAACGTACACGTTATCAATTTGATCAATGTCGCCTGTTAGCACAACTTTTGTATTCTCTCCCACTCTTGTAATTATAGTCTTTAATTCGTGTGCTGTCAAGTTCTGAGCTTCATCAATTATAATAAAAGCGTCAGCGATGGATCTACCCCTTATATAAGTAAGCGCTTCAATCTCTATTGTGCCCTGCGATGTGTACATTCTTAAAGTTTCTTTGTCGTTCCCCATTAAATATCTTAAGTTATCTTGAATTGGGCTGAGCCATGGTGTCATCTTTTCTTCTAACGTGCCAGGCAAATACCCTATATCTTTCCCTAGCGGCTGAATCGGTCGGGACACAATCAATCTTTTGTAGGGTGTGCTTTTCGACCCTTCTACGACTTGCGCTAGGCCGGCTGCAATTGATAAGAGCGTTTTCCCGCTTCCTGCTTTTCCAACCAGCGTAACTACCTGAACTGTTGGATCCATTAACAACTCCAAGGCAAAATTCTGTTCCTTGTTCCTTGGTCGCACGCTCCAAACGCCTTTTTTGTGTTCCCCGTTAATTCTTTTAAGCGGCGTTGAATAACTATAAAATCGGGCGAGTGCCGATTTCTTTTCATTTGCATTTGAAACTAACATTAAAAAATGATTTGGCTGCAGCTTAATATCTTCTTCGTATAGATATGTTTCTTCTCCATTATAGAATTGATCTATAATCTGCTCGTCAACAAGGTGCGTTTTGACTCCGGTATACAAGTGCTCGGTATCTTTGACCACTTGATTGATAATATAATCTTCTGTCAAAAGCCCCAAGGCGTCGCATTTAACTCGCATATTAATGTCGCGGGATGCTAATATAACTTTTCTGCCTGGGGTTCTTTGTTGTTCTTCTAGCGCAACTGTGATTATTTCGTTATCTGCTATAGAAATATCCAAAAGATCACTTTCCGCGCCCTTGACTGTTAGAATACCGTGCCCTTTTGCGATTCTGACTCCTTTATATAAAGAGCCTTTCTCTCTTAGCGCGTCGAGCGCTTTAATTGTTCTTCTAGCATGCGACCCGACACTATCTTGTCGTTTTTTGTGTTTATCGATCTCTTCTAGGACTTTGAATGGAACAATTATATCATTGTTTTGGTAAGCAGTTATAGCGTTGGCATCTGTCAAGTACACGCTAGTATCTAAAATATAAGTTTTTTTAGCCATATAAATCGTTTACATTATAAATAGTTTCAATTATTTTATTAAGAAAAAGAACTGTTGTTTTATTTTGCTAATAGTTATTACTAGGAGATACTAAAATGAAAAAAACATTAATACTTTTATTCTTGCTTATACCAACCATGGTGCAAGCAAAAGTTTCTTTGTGTGAAAAAGGTTGTACACCAATGGATAGCGCCCAAATCAACGCAATCAAAGGCTTTTTGTACGAAGTAGCCGAATCACAGGAGCCGTCGATCAAAAAACAAATTTCACCAAAGTTTGCAAGATGTCTTGTGTGGCTAGACACAATACACAAAGACACAAAAAAACACATCGTTACGAAATATAATACTGAAGACGCGTCTTTAGTTAAGGCAAGTGTGCAGTTTATAATCGATGTGGCTATGGGCCGATATTCAGAAATGTCACCTGAAGCTACAATAGCGCGTTGGACAGAAAGCGGGGCTAGAGTTATAGCGCAATACAGAGAAACAAAAGCAAAAGATAAAAATGGCAAACAAAAGATAAAAATACAATGGAAGTTGGAGTTGCCCACAAAATGAAATATCTTTTGCTAATGTTGTGGATACTGCCCTTTATGTCGACGTGTACGTACCAACATGTTCACCACCACAATAAAAACACCTATAATTACACAGGAGAGGAGACGGCACATAATTTACCGCGAAGCTCCTTTGCTTTTGTTAAAGTGAAAGAAGAAAGCAGAATATGTCTTTTTGAGAGGTGCTTCAAAATTGGTAAAACTGCATACTATACAGGATCCGGCTTTGTAATCAAAAACACTAAGAACGGAAGTTTGGTGATCACGGCGGCGCACGTATGTGCCTCTGGGCCGAATGCGTTCTATACTACGTATGAATTGGTTGATATAGATAGTAAAAAATACAAAGCTGAATTATTAGCAACGGATGATTCGAATGACATATGCATGTTATATGCAAAAGATCTCAGAAGGCCGGCCGTCGGAGTTTCAGCGCAAAAGCCACTACAAGGGGAGCGCATATATAATATTGCGGCGCCCGTTGGAATATTTGATCACCAAATGATGCCAATAATAGATGGCTTTTACAACGGAGAAGCTTCTAATAAGTGGGGGCTAGATCGCGTTGCGGTGTACACATTGCCGGCGGCGCCTGGGTCTTCTGGTTCAATGGTTTTAAATGACAAATTTGAAATTATAGGAATGGTTCACTCTTTGCTTGTAAAATTTAAAGTGATTTCTATCGGCCCAACTTACGAATCTCTAACAAGCTTTATTGAACTCAATATTAGCAAGTACTCGCACCTCTGACGCTTCATGCCCTCCAAATCAATTTACCAGTTTTTGCGCGCACTTCTTTTAAAGATTGATTGATTGACATTATTGTCATTATAGTGTGTACCGGAAACCTGTCCTGTATATATTTTTTGGTGCACCCTTTAATCATATTACAGTAAGATCTGACCACGTTGTCTATATCCTCTTTATCGGGTGTGAATGATGGCAGAGTTTGTACCGTAGAGAACGCCTCTTGCTCTCCGAGATAAAATATTAATTTTATCCCTTTGCTATTGTGTGGTGTGTTTTCTGCTTTTATTGATATATTGTTTGGATCACAAACGTAGCTACGATTAAACTTCATCATATCTCCGAAAAAAGAAAATCATCAAACAATTTCATTTTAGAAAGATAGTCTTCTTCACACATTCCATACAGCGCAGCTGCAATACTACTAAGAAGCGAGTTTCCATCCTGGGGAGTAAAACAAAATCCACTTACCTTTGTTTTGCCTGGTAGATTATCAACCATAAGAGTTGGCACAGATACTACCGTTTGATTAAATATTCGTCCGTAATACCCGTGGTCTCTCCCAAAAGAAAACACTTTATTTGTAGTCTCTTTGTGTGTGAGCGAAACAAATTTATTTTCCCTGAATCTATTGATTAAATTTTCTTTTGATACGTGGCCATAAACAACCATGTTAAAGCGAATGATGTGCATATATTGAGAATTAACTTTTAGGGCGCTTGAAAAAATATTGACAAACTTATTCTTTGTACGAAACAAGTCATATGCATCCCTGGCGTGGTGGGTGCCAAACTTTTCAGAATTATGGCTACCTACTTTTGGGGATGGTATAAAGCTTCCTTCTTGGCTTATATCGTTAGCTCTTCTGATGCAAACAAAATCTCCATGCTCTATATTGCTAGCGCTAGGGTCAACCGAGTTTATGATGGAGGCAATATTATGTGTATTACAACTAACAATTTGAATGAAAGCCGGCTTCTTATCAAGAACCTCATCATTGATGCCATATGCATATGGTACCCCAAAGCCCTTTTCGCTGCCTTGCGCAATAAAAGTTTTATCTGGATATTTTATGTAATGCTTCTTTTTATGCTCGTTGCCCGCGGGGGTGCAGTCAATCACAACATGCGCTGCTTTTAAAGCTGTCTGGAAATCATATTTTACATCGTGGCCTAGTTCTTTAAAGGCTGGAATCAAATCTTCATTTACAGCCAGTCTCGCACCTCTTTTTATTAAACTATTGACTTTTGCCACCTCATCTACTAAAGGGGTTCGCTTGTGAAAAATCACATGTCCAATATTTAATTTTTTTCTGAAGTCTGCCAACAGGCCAATTAGAGGTTCTCCAATCGTGCCAGTACCAACAATTAATATATTTTTTTTCAACGTATTGCCTTTACATCTTTAGGTAAGATAAACTTTAATTTTTTATTTTTGTTTTTATCATCAACAAGGGTTAAAAATTGCTTAATGGTCCAGTCTAAATATTCAATGTCTTCAACAAGAAAAATACGATTTTTGTATTTTACCTTACTTCCGATAAAAATCTTACGATTTGTTTCGTCCAGCGCGTATCTTCCTGATTTCATTTTTTAGCTGCCTTTTATTATTTTTACCCTTTTTAAGTTGCTTTCGTTCTTTTTTAACTTCTTTTTTAATGTGTGGGGGATCCCAGCATTTAACTCTAAAAACATTCTTTTTTCTTGCTGGGGCCCCCATTTTAATTTTAACTAATGTGTGCTTTTCTACTAATTGATCGCGAAGTTTGCTTGCTTCCTCATAAGTTGAAAAAGTCCCAACAGTTTTCCATTCTTTCGTTTTTAAAGTTTCTTCCACTATACTACGCCTTTCTTAGCCAAAACAATACCAACTGCAACTCCTGTTGCAATAACCAATATATACTCTAGTAAACCCATGATTTCTCCTTTTATGTCTTTGGTGGAGACGTCGGGAGTCGAACCCGAGTCCGAAAAGAATCAAAAATAACGCGATATACAAGAAATTGGCACATTCACCGCCGAAGTACCAGCCACCTGAAAGAATCAGGGAATCCATTTACCAACTTAAGGTGTTGGCTACCGAAATATACATAGTCATCGAAATGACTAAATTCCTATCAATTTTTCTTAAAATTGAAAATGGCTAATGTCTCTTTAGAAAGTCATTAGCAACTTCCGATTATGCAGCTAAGGCGTAATCAAATTCAACGTTGTCGTTGGCATTTATAAAGTTTGAGTATTTTTACTGTGCTACTCACACAGTCTTGCGTGCTATTCTATTCGCTTTTCGTCGAAACCGTTTCGTCCCCATATCAAAGATCTGCAATAAGTATATATAATGATATAATAGATGTCAAGTTTTTTTAATCTTTTTCTTCAAAAAAGCTTTCAGTCTTGTACTTTTTCATTAGTTTTCTGAAGTCTTGGGGAATGAGACCTAGAAACCTCGCAGCTTCTCTTTTTGATCTGGTAGAAGATAAAGCCATCTTAAGCACCGCATCTTGTACTATCTCTCTCATAGAGTGCCATATGGGAATTCCGAAAGCTTTACCACCGAATGGCCTTGTAGCTAATTCTAATTTAAGGGCAATAACGTCCTCTAAAGAGAGGCCATTAAGCATTAGCTCAAATTCTTCGCTAGACTTGCTTTCTTTTCGTAATTTTTTGGATATGCTGTAATAAGCATTTTTTCCAAAGAGTCTTCTTTTTTTATTCCATGCCATCTTAATTTAAATTCTGAAATATGATAGAATATTTAAGTAATTAGTTATTACAATTCATCTCTTTACGTTTTCGGAGAGCCTTTCCGTATTTTCTTTTTGCATAAATATTACTTTCAGCATGTTTCTGAAGTGCAATCAGCGCGTCTTTGCCACCTTCGCAATCAGATATAGCTATTTTATAAAATCTTTTAACCATATCAGGCTGCAATTCATTAAGTAATATCTTTTCTAGCTCTTCTTTAATGATCTGTTTTAAATTTGATTTAGTTAGTTTCATAATATATTCCTTAAATTTCGAACTCTTCTTCGCCACCTTCTTCTGGCGGATAGTCTGGGCTTTCAGGAATTTCACCTTCGGTTGACATTTCATCTTCAAATTTGTCAAAATAAAGTTTTAAATTTGTCAGGCCCCAATCATAAAATGCTTCCGCGTCTTTTGGATCGATCAAATCTTCATACGCAGTTTGAATTTGGTTTTGTACATCATTCCAGGCCTTTTCAGCAAATGAAGCGCCCTGTTGAACAGAAGGATCGCTTGAGTCCATTCTAATGAACCCTTCTTTTTCTGCTTCTTCTTCTTTTTCTTTCTCTTCATCTTCTGGTCTAGCTGGAATGAATTTAGATCCATCCGGTTCGCTAGTTATTTCTTTATCATCTGGTTCTAGCTCATCGTCTACTGAAACTTTTATATCTTGCTCAGATAAAGTTTCCGTGTCACCCGGTGCAAACCGATTTGCATCGATAGGAGCTAGCGCGTTTTTAAAATTAATTAAAAAATGATATCTAAAAGACTTTCGCTGAAGATCGTTCGAGGACAGGTCTTTATAGTAGCTTTCAATTTGTTTGATGATCTTTTTTAAGAGGGTGTCAAGTACGTTAATACCGCTATTTTTGTGCACAACCTTGTTTGCAACGTCTGTTTTCCCTTCAACTTCTTTTATCAAGTGCCGAACAATTTTACGAATTCTTTCTATTTCGTGTGTTTGTTGTTCTTTTCTCTCAACTACAACTTGTATTCCTTTTCTAATTAATGATCTTAGTTTTCTTTCTTCTCGATTCATGGAATGACTCCTAATATGCTAAATAAATAGTCTTCAACTTCCCTAATTAACGTTTCTTCGTCTTGCCGTATTTTCTTTTTCTTTTTACGCCCTGGAGATCCCTCTACGTCACCTGCGACTCCGGCGCCGGTACCTCCGGCGCCCGAAATCTCTTCCAACTCGTCATCCTCGTCTTCGTAATCCCTCTTTCCAGATCCCGGCTCAGTAATTTGCTCCAGTCGTCCGGACGCTGCCCCAAACATATCGCTAACTGAAGCTTCTTCAAGTACTTCTTCTATTAGCCGCAGAAAGATGCCCAGCGGCTGCTGGGACTCCTTGAGCTGACCGCCTAAAGCATCCATAATTTGTCTATAGGATTCATGACTATTTTCAGGTATATAGCTTTTAATTAGTTCTTCATCGCCGCTCTCGATTGCTTTCCGAAAGTTTGTAGCACTCAACGGACTGCCTTCGCTATCATTATAGTTTGGGGCCGGCTCAATAAAAACTTTTACATTGTTGGGGTTGTATTTGGGATTATCAAGCATGAATTTCCAACGCTTACCATCCTTTTCTCCAGCCCCCAAATAAATGACCTCTTCGTTTGGATCAGCTTCTTTTATATAATCTATAGCATGGCCTATAGGGCCGCCTTTCACTTCTACAATATCTAATATTTCATTCGGAAAAGCAATATTTTCATTATTCAAATAAATTTGCCAAATTCTTAAAGAGTCCTCAAAAGTTATTGGATTTCCTTTAATTGAGCGGGGTGTATCTCCGCCACTGCCCATAAAAACAATTACTTTGCCGTTTGGGGCGACTTCATCTAAATAATGCGCCACTAGGGCCAAATGCCCTCTGTGCGGCGGCTTAAACCCTCCAGGGATCAACGCAACTCTTCTCTTTCCTTCTGGCTCGTCTGGATCAATAGTGTCTATGTTATATTCTTCTTCTACATCCTTTATGCCTTTTAGCTCTTCGACTTCTTTTATCATCCCCTCTCGAAACGCTGTTTGCTGACCGCCGACAATAAATTCTCCGGTGACTTTTACTGGGAATTCCTCCATCCCTCTAAGCACTACCCCTTCATGATCCGTTACGGAGCCCATAGAGCTATCTAGGGCGGCCTTAACGTCATTTCCTAGCATTCGCGTCGCGTGATTGAAAATGGCGCCAGCAATTGCCTTCTTTACGTCTTCTGGAGACTTAAGGTATTCCAAAAGTGGAATTCCGTTTGTTACTGCCATGTAAACGTCTTTACTAATGGCCCACACCGTTGTTCCATCAGCTTTTGCAACTTTTTCATTTTTAGGGTTTTCTACTTCCTCAAGCCACTCACTTAAAGAGTTTGTGGTTTGTTCTTCCGCCGTCATTTGGATTGTGAAAGGGGATCCGAGAGTGTCAGCATAATCAATTTCTGATACAAGCTGTGTTGGTATGTCGCCATATATTTCAAAGCCGCGCTGGGATGAAATTGGTTTAACTTTTTTGATGATAGATTCTAGGGCGCCCCTATTATAAGGAATTTCGACGGCTGTGTCTTTAACGAGTTTACCAGTTTTGGGGTTTGTTGGTCTTTCTAGGCCCTTACGGTCCATGGATTTTCCAGACGCTACCCAAGACTTAGGAGCTTTCTTTTCGTAGAATTGATTAATACCATGAATAGCTAAAAAGTTTTTATCATATTGTTGGACGTTTGTTTTTCCTTCAACATATTCAGTGTTAAAAAATTTCTGGGGATTATCCCACATTCCCAAATCTTTAAGCTCGTACTGGATACTTGGTAAAGCTTCGTTAAATATTTCTAAAAGAGTTTTGATCGCGTGGGGCATTCCGTGCCCTTCCGGCCATTTTTTGTAGGCGGCTGCAGCATCCATTCCGATAACGGATTCAGTGTGCGTTGTGCCACGATCCATACGGAATTCTTTTTTGCCATCTTCTGTGGTGATTAGTTTGAAGCTGACATTGATGCCATCGATCTTAAGACTACCAGGATTTAATTCGAGAAATTCTTTGATATCATGAAAGTATTGTAGTAAATCTTGACCAGTTCTGACGCGCTGCCATAAACTAGGATGGTCTGCGTCGCCAAACGGGTGTGCCATATGTCCAGGTGTGCCCATAAAATTCTCCCTCTCTAATTTCCATAAACGAAGAGTTTCAAGAACTCTTCATCTCCAGGTTGCGGATCTTTTCCATTTAATATTCTTACATAGTCGGCTTTCATTTGTTCAACCATTTCGGCTGTAATTTCTCCACCAGACTCAATGTTTAAAATATATGGATTGTCTGGCGCATACGCGACAATTGTCTCTTCTTCCGCCGCAACCGGAATTGTGGCCTGCGGCGCTTGTTCTTGCACTGCCGCTGCGGCCGCAGTATAATCGACGGCGCCTTTTTCTCTTATTTTTTGTTCTACACCTAAGCGAAGAGTGTTTATTCTTTCTGCTTCTTCCATATTCCCAGCCTGGTAGGCTGCAATTTCCGCGTCGACGATCTCGGCTAGCTGTTCTGCTAATTCTTTATCTTCCTCATCCAGGGGCGCCCCACCGTCTTTATCGTTGCTGTCTGTCCAGCCTGGCCAGCATTCATCTCCGAAACGAGGGCATTCGTCATCTCCGATCAATGGTATATAAGGAGCAATCTTCCATAGCCTTAAAAGGTTGATGGCGTAATGCCATGGATCCGCATATTTTAACACCTTGTCATAGAATTCTGGGGCTCCATATGCTGCTGCCATCATGCCAACTTCATATCTCCAACTAAATGGGCCCCATTTTGAACCTATTATTCTACGCAGCATCCCTGGAGTTTTAGATGCCACTTGAGCGGCAACGCCTACTTCTGCCGCGGCAGGCGCAGCGGGCGCCAGTGGTAGCAACAACCCCAGCGCTAGCGCCGTTTCAACGGCGCCTAGGCCTGTCTGAAAATATTCTTGTGTTTCTTCCTTGTATTGTTCTGGTGTCATTCCACCCAACTTACATGCTGCATCCCAACCTTCTTTGGTGGTCATATCGATTTCTGGGTGTTTCTTTGCTATAATGGCCATCATTTCGGGCGTCAGATTGCACTCTTTATCCTTTAAGCTAATTCCTTCTGTACCAGCAGCCCCGGGGCCTAATATATTTGGCATCCAGTCCGGGGGGTCAGTTAAGAAGGATGGCAAGCCTGTGAATTCATCTTCTTTCAGCAGCTGTCTTGATTTTTCAATTGCTTTTGCCGCTTCTTTTAAAACGCTATCGTCTGCCTTTCTGGCGTTACCTTTATCTTTAAATGATATTTTCATATTTCACATGTTCCTTCAATGTAGAATATTTATCTTCATCATATGGAATGCCGCGGCACTGGTACCATGCGACGGTGCCCGGTGTATACCGGCGACAATCCTTTTCCTTTGTTCCTGTCTGCGCCGCGGCGCCACCAGTTTCTTCTTCGGTACCAAACAATTCCCCAGCACCAATGAGGGCTCCAGCATAACCGGCCCACCTCAACAATTTGCACTTTTTAGGGTGTTTTTTGCAAAGATCTTTAAGTTTCTTGAGAAAACCTTTTCGTGACGATTTACTTGCCGCCTCTAGCGCTGCACGGCGGCCTGCACTTAGTTTTGGCGCCCGCGGTCCCGGCTTTGGTACTGGTTTTGGCCCGGGCTTTGGTACTGGTTTTGGCCCGGGCCTTGGTGTTGGTTTTGGTTTGGGAGTCGGCTTTGGAAGTGTTCTTGTTGCGAGATCTCTTTGCGCTTTTCTTCTGGCCGCTTGTGCAGCAGTTTGTGTTGTTTTTTTACCGCCGCCGGAAAATATACCTCTAACAAGACGGTATACCCCCTTGAAAAAGCCGGTCGTGGCCTTTGCTCGCGCCTGCTCTTGAAGAGGGACGCCCCTACCAACAATTTCAGATGCCTCTCTATATATGGCCGCCGCAATCTTCTTTAATGTTGATTCGGGAATTGATGTGTTAGAACGCTCCTTCCAATACATAAGATAAAATGTCTTAATTAAACCTAAAGTATTAGTTGGATCGTTTACTATTTCTTTTGCAAGATCGAATTCAGTTAACTCTTTTTTTTTTGCCCTTCGGCTTCTTTTAATTCTTCGCTAGATGTTTTTTCGCGGGATTCGACGCTTTGTGCAACTTGATGTAGTTGATCGCTAGATTCTTCACCTTCTTCAAGGTTTTCATCTTCATCTTCATCAAGGGTTTTTTGTCCAGTTTGGTAATCACCCCCCTTGCTGGAGTCCATATATGCGTCTAATTCTTCCTTTAGGGCTTTATAACCCCACTTATCCATTAAAAGATTATTAAGTTCTTGATCTCGCCAATCTTTAGTTGACATGTTCTCTTCTCCTATCAGAGCTTCTCTATAAATAGTCTCATATAAAGGTAATTGCTGTTTTATTCCATCTTCCCAATCTCTAAAACATAAATTACCCACTTTATAAGCTTCTTCTTCCATACTTCTCAAGTGTTTGTTGTTTTGCGCATATCCCAGTTGAGTGGAAATAGGCTTATCAAATTCTCCCCTTAGATTTTGGCCATGGTGCACCAGTTCATGAGCTACCGACCGTAAAACGTCTTTTATGTGACGTCCGGCTACAAAGATTGTTATTTCCATATTTTGCGGATCATACTGTCCGGTTCTTCCGAATGGGTTTGCAGCATTTTTTTCATCGCCATCAAAATTGATTGTCGGGGGCCTGTTAAATCCAACTTGTTTTTGCACGTATGGCACTAATTTGCTTGTCAAGTCTTTTAGCTTAGAAAGGTCCTCGGAAGTGTTGTTATTAATGGTACAAGGCATTGTATATTAAATAGTTTGTCTTTTAGTTAAAATTTTTATTTTTATTTTTTGCAGATCTGCGGATTCAGCCAACTGACGTGTCCTGTGCTCGGGGCCCAATTTTTCACCAGTTACCGGATCGTGCTCTATTGGAAGCCCCGGGGCTTTAAGTTCGATACGATAACACGTGTCTCCCCTCCGAATTGTGCCTGGTGGGCATTCTTTAACTATTGGCAGTGCTTCACTAGCATCTGGAGAAGTTGTAGTCGTTGGCGCAGGTGTTGTGGGGCCCCCTTTGTAAGCGGCACCTGGAACACCCGGAACCGGAATGGCCGACGGCATTGTAGTGGCGATAGGCGCGCCTATTTTCCCCGGTTCAAATCCTAGCTCTTGGATTTGTTTTCTAAATTTTTCAATAGCCTTTTCTGCGTTTTTTCTTCCCGCATCATTCGCCGCGGTATTGTACGCCTCGATAGCAGTATCTAAGCTCTTTTGTATTTCTTTAGCCTTTTCTTGATTAGCTTTCCCTGTTGGCGCCTTCCCGGAAGCTTTTGCTTTCTGTAGATTGTCATATGCTTTTTGATGCTCTCTGCCAAACTTATAGTCTAGGCCATGTTTAGATAATATGCCTTCGGCTCCGCCCTTCTCTGGAAAGTACATATCCAACTCCATATAAAATGTATCAAATTTGAATTTTTCTATCGGGCTGATACCATGGACAAACTTGCCGCGGCGGTGTCCGGGTCGCGACACGGTCACACCAGGCACCATTACTGTGCTTGTTCCAACAACGCCCGGTTTTCCTACTTTTGAGGCAATTGCTTCCGCATAATATTGTGCGGGCATGCCCCTATAATGTACTTTATCATATCTTATTTCTTTTGGTGTCATACCGCTAAGTCTTTCGTCTTTCCCCACCCATTCCAACATTGAAACATATTTTATTCCAACTTGTTCAGCTAGTTCTGCGAGAATTTTATCTACAACGAGTCTTCCTCGTTTAATTCTTTCTGCTTTATCTGGTTTGGTAATTGACGAATGTCTGTATGCTGGACCAAACCATACAACGTTGGGTGTTATATCTTTTAACTTCATCATAAACGGTAAAGCTTGTGCGTTAAGATAATTTCTTACACTTTTTTCATTCGCCCCATAGTTTCCTCTCCATGAATCATTACCCCCCAGGCTAACAATAATTTGTGTGGGGTGTTTGCCTTTAATAAAATCGGACGTCCATTTTTTTGTGTGCGGCTTCTTTTTAGTTAGAATAGAGGGGATACCATCTAAGGTTTTATTCCAGAAGTTGGCCCCGGAGGCGCCTCTAGCGATTCTAACTATATTTGCGCCACGGGATCTTAGCATACTTTCCAATTGTGGGCCCATATGAGTTTTCCCCCAGCCGGTAATGCTTCCAACCATTTGAGAATCGCCAATTATAATAATTGTTTGTCCTTCTAAATCTTGATCAATTGTTTGTCTTGGTGCCGCACGGCCTGCTGGACTCCGGCCGGCACTAATTGCAGAGCCTGCGGCCAAGGAATCCCCAGTCATAAGTTTGCCGCTATCGAATTGGCTCATTATTTGTGGGTTTTGTTGTTGGAAAATTTTAGAATAACGCATAACTCTGCTAGTATAGCCTTTTCTGTATTTGCCTAAATATTTGCTCGTTGTACGTCTAAAATCTGCAAAATTTCCTGTTCGCGCTGCTCTGTTCGCGGTACCCCTAAACCAACTACCAACACTGTTATTAACCCAAAACGCTATCAGTAAACTGCTTATTCTGCATGGATCATTAAAGAATGCGCTAACAATTTGATCTGGGCTGCCGCCCGGGCGGTTTGTAGGAAGGCCCCCTAGTCTAAGAAGTTCCCAGCCCATAACCTGATTGGTGCCCCACGCCGTAACGCGAACTGCAGATTTGGGCGCTATTTTATAGGCCCTGTGAAAATAAGAATTGCTCCCTTTTTTATGGTCGTTGTAGACTCTTTCTGGTGTTGTTAAACCTGCACGTACTAATGCACCATAATCTTCCCCGTAAAGTCTTGTCGCGTTCCGGAGCAAGTGTGCATTAAACGCACGAGAGAGGCAATTACCACCAGATTCCGCTTTTGTCATGCCGGCAATCCATGCTGGGCTAACGCCAGACAACTTGGAGGCCTCTACTATATTATTTATCTCTTTTGGCGTAAAAGCTTGTTCGACAGCAGCTGCTTCTTTTAATATTTTTATCTTCACTTTTTTAGCCTTATGGGGAGTTATAGACAATACTATTAATAATGCAAAAAGCCATATAAATATTCTTTTTCTTGTTGCACACATATTAAATAGTTAGAATCGTTCATTAAGGCTCTATTTTATTTTTTTGATCTCGATAATAAGTTTAGTCTTATTTTTTGATTCACGAATCGGCATGTTGCGTACATCTTCTGCGTCTTTTTCTGCTTGTGTTTCCAAGGGCAATTCCATTTGTTTTGCCTTTTCTTCTGGGTCTGGCCAATATTCTCTTTCTTTTTCTAAATCTGGAGCTGGGATTTTTCTTAGTCCTTTTAACTTCGAAATCACCACATCATATATTTCTTGCCAATTGCTGTCATATTCTAAAACTCTATTCGCCATCGCTTGAAATCCGTCTACGCCGCTTTCATCATAATCGGGAGTAAAATCAAGTCTCACTTCTTCATATGAAGATTCTATATTGTCAACGTAAACATAATTATCATCGGCTGCTTCTCGAACAATTTCTTCCAACATATCATCATTATCTTCATGTTCATCAATCCATTCTAAATCAGAGAAATCAAAAGACATTCCACCATTATAGTAATATTTGCCCTCTTCATACTCGTCAAAATAAAGATATGCGTGTTCTGCGCTCTGCTCGAACTCGTCTTGGATCTTCTGGTAATCTGCTTCGGTTGGACCAGCAGGATTTTCATAGGCGTGATCGCGCATTTGCTCCATAATGACAGTTTGAACGGCTTCTGCTTGTTCGCGTATTTCTGAGTTTGCGTACTCGGCCTCTTCTTGGTCAAGTGCGCCAGAAGTCTCATCGATCTTTAGCGCACCAATTCCAAGCCTTTCGAGAGTCTGGTTATATAGCGCCACATCTTCTTTGGTAGGCTCGTCGGCGTATCTGTCGCCTCCAGCCCACAAATAAGTCATCCAAGCGCCTTCTGCGGTTGCTTGATTTAGAAGGTTTTGTACAAACGCTTCTTCTATTTCTCCGTTGTCCAATTCAGTATCTTCTGCATCAAAAACACTTTCAAGATCGTAATCGTGATCAAGGACAAACGCTAATTTTTTATATTTATTTGTAGGATCGACATGCTTTAGGAATACAAAATAGAACATCTTGCCTTCACTTGTATAGCTGTTGAAATAATTGTTTGACCGGTCTGCTGAAATGCACCATCTTGTTCCTTTTCCGAAAAAGCAAGAAGATTCTGTAGTCGTTGGGCGAACAATGAAATAATCTTCGGTGTCATCGATAACATGTGCCTCACTAAATGCAGCCTTCTTTTCTTCTCCTCTTTTTTGGGCTTGTGTTTCTTCGTCGTCGAGCTTATTAATAGCATCTCGAAGTGATTCATAGTCTTTATAGGAGTTGATGTCCTTTGAAAAACCAAATTTTGGCAGTCGTTGGTTCCATTTGTGGAACTTCTCAATATTATTAGTGAGTTCGGGCGCCCATGACGATTCTAATGATATGACGTCTAAACCACTTCCTGGTGGAACATGCTGAGCGCGCGCCTGACGGGCTGCTTCTGCTTGTTTTGCTCCCCATGCAAGATATTTTTGATTACCAGAAGGGTCTCGTCTTACAAGGAAGTCAATAATTGGCTCAAGTCGCGGATATTTCTTTTTAACGTCTTCGATACGACCTTCGATTAAAAGTTGTTCTTTAAGAGTGTTTGTGTGGGTACGCCAATTTTCGAATAATAGTTTCATTATATTACTAAGTAGTTATTAAGTGCTAGAAATCAACTTTAAAGTGCATTCTAGACACCAAAACTCCTCTCCATCAATCCAGCGAACTTTTACATCTAATATTTCTTCTAGGGGACTAAAGGCTTCAGCCATCTTAACGTCAGTGACAATACCTAATATGTGAGATATATCAAATTGCACTAAATCACCGACTGTAAACTTTCTTTTATTTTTCTCTGCTAGGAGTTTCATTTAGAATGGTGTTTTTTTCCGTAAAGATCGCGCGTCTTCTTGCATTTCAATATGCGCTTTTGAACTTTTTTGTAAAAACCTGTATTGCGATGTTGTGATCGATTGAGCCTAATTTCAGCTTCATATAAACGCGAAAGCGCTTGTAAATATTCTATGGAGGCCGATAAATAAAAATTCTGAGCGGCTAGCTTGTCGCCCTCTTTCATATATTTGAGAGAATCATTATACAGTATTACGGCGCAAGATAGATCATCTTTATTTTTGCAATCTGCTTGGGGCTTGCAGAGCGATGGATCTAGATACGGATATATCCAGTTTACTTCAAGATTTCCAAAACCGTCATCATACTCAGAAGTGACGAATACTGTCGCATTTGGGTCTTGTACATATTGTGGACCGCACGCAAGCAATAAAATTGATAATAACGTTATAATCCATTTCAACCCTGCGGGCCCTCCCCGCTGCACGT